GCTTCTTGTGTGCCAAACGCTTTTTGTACGAGTAAAGTAATCTTATCTGCATGTGGATGTGCCCGATACCAGCACTTCAAGCCCACTTTATCCCGCAGTGTATTAATGAACTCGGAAGAATGTAATATCCGACCCATGCGTTCTTCTACATTGTTATATTCGTCGGGTGCTACAAACTGATATTCTTTGGCTACTTCCTCATTGCCTTCCTTCCACCGGGCCAATTCTTCTTTGGTCTGGTTGCTGGAATCATCGTGTATACGTGTAGAATATTCCGCGATTGCGGCTTCCATCTCGGGAGTTAATTGTTCATCCGCCATGTAAGATTCCCATGGTGCAGATTCGACATTTCTAGTTCCCTGAACCTGTTTTATTTGCTCGGGTGTGAGATGGCTATCTATCGCTTTCGGTGCGCTAGATTCCCAGCGCTCAAGATACTCCTCATTACTAACGTGCGGCATATTCTCCTCCACTTTTCTTAGGCTCAGGCGTCCCTCGTACTCATGGAGGAGCCTACGCATGCGCGAAACCCACGTACACGTTACGGATCAGGTAGCGCAACCATGGACACTTTGTTTGCCTTCTAGACGACAAACGCCATTAGCCATAAGTATAGGGAATAACCCCTCACGCTTACGGCACGTTCGACACAAATTACAAATCTTCTTGACACATATCGCGGAACGCTTGATCGTTTTTATGTTGAATGTTTTTGAGTCTACGTAAATCGCTGACAGTTTTTCTCAGCCTTCCTATCAATTTACGTTGTCTCGTGTGCTCGGTTCGCAGTAGTTCTATCGACTCTCGCAAAGCCTTTACGATTGTAAGTTCTTCCATACTTCCTCCTCCAAGGAATGAGAGGGCTAGCCGCAAAGCGAGTAGCCCACCCAAGGTATTACGGGATTACGTTCACCAACACAATCGCGTACAATCGCATTATCGGTTGGCCTTGTGTACCAGCAATAACGCTGTCAAACGTCGGGAAATGAATCCCGACACCTGTCTGGCCAACGTGGGAAGCAGTGATGAGACCGCTTGCCGATACGCTAGCAATCAGGGCAGAGTATGCAACCTGATTAGCGAGTAAACCATTGCCACTGATTGCATTGCTAGGATTGTAGAATGCACCCGTTGGATAATCAGACTCGTACGTCGGTGAATTGACCGGGGCTGTATAAGTGGTGTTAGCCACATCCTTTATGATGGTTGTAAGTTGGCAAGTGTTACTATATGCCACACCATTGACTGTCTTACTGCCTAGACTCAGTGTAAGATTATACTGAGCAACGGGGTGCTTAGCAGAAGACACTGCGCCGATACCTTGACCTGTCTGGAACCCGGTCGTACCCTGTGTGGCCCCTGCGCCACCGCTGTTATTAACAACGTTGGTGCCTGTTACTTGGACATAAGCTGCAACTGCGAGCCCGTCCGTAGGATTGTGCTGTGGATTTGGATTTGCCATAGATTATTCCTTTTTCTTCGGACTAGCCGAGACTACGATGTACCACCTGTAACCGTGACGATTAGATGCGCGAAAATCGAATCAATCGGAGTTTCATCCATAACTGTTGGGGTTCCGTCGTCCCCATAAATCGTTCCAGTCGTATTCAGGAAAGTCGGAATTTGGAATTCAACTACGCACTGTCCCGCTACACGTCCTCGAACCGTAAATGGGTTACCATCGCTGTCATCAAGAGAAGCGGGGGCCGCAAATGTGTTGCTATATTTATTTGCGTTAGATGGCCGATACCATGCAGGATTAGACGAAGGGAAATTGTTATACACAATCGCGTTCCATCCAACCTGAGAAGCCCCTGTTGGTACCGTAATAACTTCGGCAGCCGCTATAGTCACTGCACCTGAACTAGTTACGATGCCCGCGAGTGCGCGACCATTCAAAGTGCCGCCGCCTAGGGTGATGCTCGTGTTGGCCAGAATGTTTCCATTCATCAAGGCTCCGGGGCCAACAGATGTAAAGGAACTTCCTGCGATCCAGAACACGTTACTTGCCTGTGCTCCGTTCTTCAGAGTTACTGTGCCTGCGATTGCCTGCGTAATAGTCGATGCGGTCGCGTAGAACACGAAGATTGCATTCGGGTTCCCCTGAGCATCCAAAGTAACCGGAGTGGTAATTGCGATGGAACTAGGGCTTACATACTTACCAGCGAACCAAGTCCCATTAGGTGCGCCTGCGCTGCCTTGTATACCGCTCGATCCGATGTCGGCAGTGGTAAGTGATGCAGTGGTAGGCAGCGCAAGCAGAGCGTTATACTCGATTAGAGCCGCAGCCAAAGCAGCCTGCGCGTCTGCGTTGTCCACAGTCGCTGGGGGTGGGTTGAAACCTGTGATAGATGTGGTTGGAAATGATCCAATGACTCCTCCTGCGATGGACGTACTTCCGGTGTTCGTAATTCCTGCGGCTGCAAGGATCGCATAATTCGCGGCGGAACCTAGTGCCAGATTCCCTGCGGACGATCCGACAGTTGCGCCTGCATCATCGATTGCCGAAGATGTCACGACGACGGACCCGCCAATAGGAACGTTTACGGTGTACTGGGAGACACCACGCGTGCCCGCTACGGGGGTGCGTGTTTGCACTACGCCCGTTCCAGTCAATTTTACTGCTGCTGCAACGCCGAGACCGCTTGTAGGAACGCCCCCGACACTTGAGTTACTCATATACTTCCTTTTCTGAAAGAGCCGTTACTCTTGTCAATATTTCAGTCACACATGATCACAGACTCAACGGCACGCCTGCTTTTAATCTTCTGCTGCTCGTAACAAATACTCAGCAGCTTTCTTCAAAATCTCAGGGTCGTCTTGAAAATGACCCAAACCTTTGTTACAACCTTGATGGAGATACCCTCTTATATATCCTGTCCTATGACAGTGGTCTAAAGTGGCTCCGTCCGAGGTATTACCTGCTCGAACCATAGATTTTCCGCATATAGCGCAATCACCTTTTTGGGTATTCCACATATCTAAGGCTTGATGGGGGTAGGAAACTCTAGCGGCTTCGCCATCAGCTTCTCTGCACCGAGTACCAACCCAGCAAGAATATTGGTCTCTTAAATGATTCCATTTATCCGCTGTGTGTTTGATTACCTTTATGGGAACCTGTCCACACACCGTACAAACAGCAGTCAATCTTTCGGCATCGATATCAGCCAAAATATGCTTTGCTTGATTGTGGCGAACTTCATTCATCTTTTTACAAGCTGCTCGAACGGCTGCTAGCGCCTTTTCAGAAGTAACTGGAATACCCTTGCGAGCGTTATTACGTGCTACAAGAGCCGCTTTTTCCGCTTCAGAATGAGAACCTATGAGACGACCTTTGCCATATTTGTTACCAACACGAGAACATGATAAGCATTGTTTAGACGTACCGTGAGTCAGAGATTGACCCAACACGTCCGTCACGGTTCCGCAATCGCATAGGCAGGTCCATAGAATACGATGATGAATATCGGGTTTAGCGCGATGTAAAACTAACCACTTCCCGAATCTACAATTGAACAGATCAACAGCTTGTTTAGGCATGATATTCTCCTTATTTATAGAGAATATCATGCCATAAACTAGTTGTCAACACCTAAATTATCTTTATTCTCAATGACTTAGGAGATAGCCGAAGCGGCATCTATCTGACGCTGACGGATGGTCGTGTCAGGTCCGAGCGATGTCGTGAAGTGCACACGATAGCTGGTCCATCCGGGGATCAACCCTTCAGGATCGGCAACAGTTGGTTCTGCGTTCTGAACAATATTACATTCGATATTTCGCCATTCACCGTCACCGAATCCGGTGTCACCCTTCGCTCCGAGGTTGATGGAGAAGATACCATCGCGTCCGAAGATGTAGGTGCGGAGTGCGGTCAGACCCGTGATGCCGCTGTAGTTCGAGGTCTGAGTGACCAAGTTGGTCTGGTAGAAATCCACGCCCGTAGTAGGCAACGTGATGACTTCAGTCAGATCAACCGAAACGAGACTGTCCATCTTCATCTGGCCCACCGGGGTGTGCTTCAGAATATCGATTGGGGAATCGTTGCTGTTATCAGCAAGGACATCACCCAAAGCGAATGGATGGATCACGCCTGCGTAGCTCTTGGAACCTTCGTCGAACGGTCGAACGCTGCGACCCGCCAGCGACTGAACGCTGTTACGAATCTGAGAGAGCGACAGAGCGGTGAAGCTCGAAGTGCTTGAAGCGGCCAGTTCGGTCAAAACACTGGCGTCGATGCTCGATGCACCGTCGGCAGTTGCACGCACGAGTGCGGACAACGATTCGCCAAGACGGTAAGACATTTCACGAGCAACGTTCTCAACGGTGTTGTCAATCGCGGTAGCGAGAGACAGCGAGGAGAAGTTAGCGTAATCGGCATATTCACCGATAGTCGCCGTGGTAGTCAGAACGGAAACGCTCAGAGACGAACCAACAGTCCCTTCTGTAGTCTGGTTGACGTTTGCAGCCAACGGAACATACATGAACATCTCGTACTGGTTACCTGAATTCACTGGCAAGTCGAGACGTTCCGAGCATGCGACGAACGAGGTTTGTGCCTTCAAATTCTCACGGAACTTTTTGTCAAAAAACTTTACCGTGGATTGAGGCAGGTTGGAAAGCTGGTTACCCGCTGGGGAGAAAGCCATATTTTATACCTGTTTTATCGACGAGGGCGTGGGGGACGGGTTGCTTCCAACTCGTTCACACGTTTGACAAACGCTGGGTTTGTCATAATCTGCTTCCGGTAATCTTCGGAAGGCATATCGTCGATCATTCTCAAAGTCAGTGATTCCATTTCAGTTGTAAGCATCGCGCCACCCACAGGGGCAACACGGTTATTCAAGCCTGATGGAACATGACTCTGTCGCTTTTCTTGCGGCACTGGGACTTCGTTAATTCGAACGGGTTCCACTGCTACAGCCTGCGGTTCCGGCTGTATTTCCGCCATGGGAGCCACAACTGGTGTGACTGCTGGCGGAACCTCACGCACGATAGGAGAAGAAAGAAGCAATCCGGCTTCTTCCATCTTTGCTTGGGCAAATTCAAAATTCTTAACGGATGGCTTTAGCCCTGTCTTTGTCATCCATTCACAAACTGTATTAACGTTCTCGGCACACGCATAAAATTCAGGGTGCCGTTCGAGCCAAACTTCAGCGTTCTGACGAGCGAGAATCTGCTGCGTCTGTTGCTGTTGTTCGTTTAATGTCTCCCGCAATTGCGCGGGTGGAACGCCTAGCGAGGACTCTAAAAGTCTATCGCGGGCGGATTCAAACTTCGCCGGATCATTCATGTCCTGAGAGATAGCGTATCGTTCTTCTGTTGTAAGCGGCTTCTCTTTGAACTGTACGAACGCCGGAGTCCGTTCTAGCTCCGTTGGTAGAGAGTCTACCTCAGGAGTTCCAAGACGGGCTTTGCGTTTTACATCACGCATGCCAAGGATAGAATTGCTGTGGGCTGATTCCAGCTTCTGGACAAGTTCTTCCATGGTGGTGTAACTAAAACGTTGTTTGCCGCCGACGGGACGGTTATGTTCGTCCATAGGCTGATATTCATGCCATTTCAATTCCGGCGCAACTACGATAGGGGCTACCACAGGCGCGGTTGGTTCAGGTGTAATCACTGGTGTACTCATACAAATCCTCCTCCAAGGTTACTGCAATTCCGGTATATCTGTCGCATCCTCAACTTGTGGTTTACGATTGCTATAAGCGACGATCTGACACTCATACTCGATTTTTTCCATAAGTGCCGTGTAAAATTGGGCTACGCCTTTTGCGATGAAGTGGGCAGCGAGAACTTCTTCTTGCTTCGAGGGATTAGTATCGAGCAATTTAAAATTGAATTTGCGAACTTGATCTTCCATAATTCGCTGCATGATCTCGAAGCCCCGTTGCTTTACGCTTGCGGCTAAGATTCCACGCTCATCGTCGGTGAGTACCAACTCGATGTCTAACCCTTTTAGTTCGTTAGTTACTTTAAGCATGTCTCCTCCAAGAGTTGCTATCGTGTGGCGGTATCCAGTTGGTCTTGTGTAAAAGCTAAAGGCACATCTAAGCTATCTGCGGATTTATCACCCATAGAAGTTACGGCGACAATACTTCCATTCTCGTCAAATACTCCAGAACCGGAGTCTCCCCCAAATGTTGGTAAAATGAAATTTTCAAACTGGACAGTCAATGCCGGGTCCAAGTCTTTCATAGTGGAATACTTGACAAAATAACCACTACGATAAACGTCGGTGTTATCTCCCGGCGATCCCCAGACATGAACAGATTCGTTTGCAATAAGTGTTCTTTCATTGATGCTGGCCCACGTCTTGAAAGTCCGATCTACAAGATAAATTACGTGATCGTTACCGTCAATTATTGCAGCAACGATTTTAATAGGGTCTTTCTCGGCGTCCAAACGAATCAGATTACTATCCATGAAACAATGTTGAGCGGTCAAAATCGCGTGTGGGCCCACAACCGTGCCGGAACAGTGTCCGACTTCCTGATCCCAGTTATCACCTTTTAACAGATCAAAAACGGCAATACGGTGAGTAGTCGCATGCTGTTGTTCTACAGCCGTCTTCGTTACAAGGGCAGATACCGGGACAGGTTCGGTCGTAGGGACGGACATGCCTAACGCCAGCATGAGTGCTAGTACAAAAGCTTTCAACATATAGTCTTTCCGTACAGAGCATTCATTAGGCTGGTTCTCTCGCGAGACCCTCTGTTCCAGCGGCTTTGCACGCAATCTTATTACCCATCATTTTCAAGGATAAGAATCTTCGGTACTCAGCACTATATCGCCGCTTAGGGCGAGTTTTAGCTATAACACGTAAGTTGGCTTTAGCAGATTCGGATAGCCTCCTACCGAGACCACCTTCCCCACCATCAGTAGAATTGTATCCATATAAGCGACTCTTAGCCCGCAAGGCTTCTATGAATAAAATCTCTACAAAATTACCCAATTCAGAAACTTCTACTATAACATCAAGAGCAAATGCTTCCATCCCATACTTTCGAACAGCGTTATAGAATCGTGTTCTTTTACCTAACCGGGCTCGCACACAATGATCCCAATGCCTAACTTTAAGTTCGTTATCCGTTTTCCCCACATATACTTTCCCGTTTACACGGTTTGTATATTTATAAATTATCGTCATAATCCCCTTTCTGATACAAAAGGTAGGAGAGTGGTATCAGCACTCTCCTGATTGACTGATAGCGAATCAGTCAATTATAAACTACATAACTTGAGGCTGTTGTCCTTCGAGACCGCCTGTAGAGGGTTCTCCCTCGACAGTCTCGCTCAACCCTGATGCCTTGGCCGAAGCAATAACGAGATCACGCTTGATACGGTTGTTAGAGGACTGGTCCTCAAGTTCTTGTTTCTGTACAAACTTCTGCTGTGTACTCTGGTTTGCAGCCTGCATCTTCACCGCGTTCATTGCAGCAGGAGAATTAGCTTTCTGCTCTGCGATTTCGTCTGGCGTCATCGGTATGACTATGTCATTGCCGTTTTTCCATTCGCTGGCTTCCATCCACATCTTAAAGATCGTAAGGAAGTCAATTTTCTTTCCCTGTTTGGCGAGTGACTCCGCTAATTGGGGATTGTCGAGGAATTGGGTAAGCATAGTCATGCTCTGGGCCATAGTACGTTTCGCGGACATTGCAGCACCCGCTAAAACTTCGAAGTCCATAACAGCATCCCAATATTCTTGCATGCCGATGGATTTCGTTAATGGCTTACCAAGCACTTCACCTAAAATGTGGAGGATGGTAGCGTCCGACATTTTCGTGAATACGAGTTCATCCACGATATATAACCATGGTTTGAACACCTGTTCGATGAAGTTGTCTAGCGGACCATCCAGTCTCGTCGCTGATGCTGACGCCTGTATTGCTGCTCCACCAGAGGTTCTACCCATGCTGGAACGCGGTCCTGATGAACTACCCTGTACTAACTGTTGATCTGCGCCGGATGAAGATTCAGTCGCCTGTTCGGATTCCTTCAACGCCTGCCAAACATCAGAAGGCACTTTCGGAGTTTCCATCAGTTTGAATGCTTTATCCGCTTCTCCATCTACGGTCATGACCTTACCAACGCTGGTCTTAACCATCTGGGTGAAATTGTTTCCGTCACGTCTTTTTAGATAAATCGGGTTTACGCCGTATGACAAAATCTTGAGAATCGCGTTAATTGTTCCTTGGTCAACTCTCTGATTCTGACCTACGATAAGACCTAGACCCATACCATAAAACGACTTCGGTCGGTTCCACCAGTTGGCAGATAAAAACGGCAAACGTTTGAATTCGTTGTCGCCTTTATATAATACTTTCTGGCCTTTTAGGACGATGATCTTTTGTCGTCCATCCCAGTACTCAAGAACTTCCAACTTAGTCATCAGCGGGTTAGGCGTGATTCCGATATTGGAATCCTGAGCGTGGTGAACCGCGCCCTTCATGTATAAGGCCTGCTCAACCATCTGGTTCGGTGCTGATGGTGATTGCACTGCCCACATGTCTTTGAGATTATCAGGGAAGGACCAACCTTCCATTACTGCAGGGTTGTCTTTCGCCTCTAACTCTAACGCAATCCTGATAGCGTCTAAATCGTAGAAGTCCATCGCACGGACATCAATAGCCCATCGCGCTTCTCTAATATCTGCGACCGCTAACTTAGGATCGACGAGGACGGCGTCCAAGGGGCGATGCTCGAAGAACGGCATCGGGACAACCTTAGTCGTTGTGACGATATTAGGAGGTTTATCCTCGGGGATAAGATGAGTGTCAGGCGAATTATCGGGGCCCGTTTTTATGGCAGCAACGGCGGCTTTACGCTTGGATGTAGTAATCTCAGTCCAATCATATCCCCACTTCCAGATTCCCGTGCCGAGATGGGCCATCGTTTCGAGACCCCATTTCGTCTCTGTTTTAAACTTACTCTTGTCTAATATGTAAGAGAACAAAGCGGTCTTGGCATCCGTAATCTCCTGCTTGACGCCGGGGCGCGGACGAAGAATCATTGGCGGATCATCGTAAAACATACCCTTATACAATTGCGGGACAACCGAATTGCAAATCTTAGCAACAGTAAACCGCACCACATTAGGTTCGAGAACATACGTATTCTCGTATACCGTCATGGGGCGTGGTGCTTGAAACAGCAAGTCCGCATCTCTCCAGAGAAGGTTCCACTGTTTGTTCACAAGAAAATCACGTGCAGCTTGGGCTGATTGAATGACCGTTCCTAGGTGTGCGGAAAGATCGTCCTTCACTTCTTTTAATTCGCCCGATTTATTGTAGTTCTCGCCAGTAAGTGTTGTATTCGGATTACCGTCGGCCACCAATTGTGAATCAACCATTTCGGGCATATCGCTCCTAATTGTACAGCCCTGCATCTGCTAACGGGTCACTGTAACTCCCGGCATTTTGATGTTCTTTGACCGCGTCCTGCGTAGACTTGTCAGGATGATCCAAAGCTATGTTGAGAGCGTGCTGCTTAAAACACTTATCAAAAGTGCCCTTGCCATAGATATGATCGTACTGCTGCTTCTGTTGTGAACTAATTACAAAGTCCGGGGAGGCCTCTTGTTTCTTACCTTCCATGTCTGCATAAGAAGAGAACTGGTCAACAAGGATTGAGAGTGCGCTCACAATATCGTCATGTGTACTCGCTGCGGTCCCGAAATGGGAGAGTTCTGTGTAGAGTTCTTCGAGCCCGACCATCTGATTAGCAAATAATAATCGGTCATCTCCAAGGTATCTGAGAACAGGCTTAGCCTTCTGATCTTTGGCCGTAGCCTTACTACCTTTGCCTAGGGGTACAAACTCGATAGGTACACGTACACGCAACTTGTCCATTTCCCGGTAAATTTCTTTGCCGAGCCATTTTACACCAACGGATTCTTCGATACACATGCGTGTGGGTCGCCATTGGTTCGCCACAGATGCGATCTTTACAGGCAATTCAAACTCGTTCCATTTACCGCGAGCCATGTCGATAATGTAAAACCGCCCACCATAAATCAAGGCAGTTATCATAACGGTGTAGTCCGCCCAACTTTTCGTTGAGTACGCTGTATCAATACAGGTGACTACCAACCCGCTCTGGGGGAGTAAATTAGAATGTATTGTCCGGCGTTCGAGCAACTCACGCGGAAATTTTACCGTGTGTGCTCTCGTCGGATCGTTCAGATATTTAATTGCGAAGCCTTCAGCGTCATGCATCTCTCCGCGAAGGAACTGATAAGTTAATTGGCCGGGAACATTGAACCATAACTCATAATCCGACTCCGTCATCTCACTTTCAACTTTACCAGCTTTCACTGCGGTAGCATTTGGCCACCAGCAAGGACGCAGATAAACTTTCATGTTGATGGGGTCGCCGTTCTTCTCGCAGACCTTTATGTGCTTCATGTCCTGACCGTACGTATCCTCGGAATCGTACCACGTTCCGATTTTATCGTAGAATCCGTAGGGATGGAGCATCGCTTTGTTGATGCTGACTTGCTTGTTGACGTTGATAATTCTATCTACTGTTCGGCTGTTTTCATTAGTTACAACGTCATCTAACTTCATGATGCCCGCGTGCCAACCGGATAAGTTCTGATCTATAGATGCCGCCCAAACGGTGGAACCTGTGCCTTGAACGGAACTGGCAGGCGTATCAAATTCAGATTCTCGACCATCATCTTTGTCGATACAATGTTCCGCGAATAGGACCTGAAACATGAACGGAGTATCATCGTCTAGAGTTCGAGGTTTGATAGCTTTCTTCGTCGCAAACAGGTTGACATCATCCATTGTTCCTTCTTCGAGTTTGAAGAAGCCTTTGATTTCGCTGACGAAGTCTTTCGCCAATTGCAACACACCTGTGAGGATGATAACCGTTACCTCAGGCCAGCAAATCACATACTGTACCGTATCCGCCATGTCTATTGAACTTTTGAACCCACCACGAGGAACCAATAATAAACGTTGCTTCTGCTCAACATACTCTTGAGCAAACTGTTTGAAGGTTTTTACTGTTGGGTCTTTTCTTACGAAGAAAGAATTGCAGATGCCCTGATGGGTATCATGCGTCGTACCATCGATCCAAGTATATGTTTTGTCGGAACAGTCGCGATACTTTTCCAAAAGATGGCATAGTGCAAAAAGATTTGTTTGGGCCATGAATCTGTAACGCAACATGCGATTTAACGTTTCAGGGTCGTCGTCAATGACTACTTTATAGGACCGACAAACGTCGAGTACACGCTGCTGGTGTACCTGTTTCATCCGGGTAAAACTGGCCAACGCCCCCTTATCCATTTCTTCAGGAGACATTCCTAAATGTTGATAATCCTTATCCAACAGGTGCTTCTGAAACCAACTCTCCAATTGATCGACCGTCATGAATGCCTCTCCAATATTCAACATAGTCTGCGGCTCTTCGCAACCATTCAGGATTATCCTGAAACAAACCCAACGCCTGATTTATGGCCGGGTGTAATAGTTGACGAACTTGCTCAGTACGGTGGTCATGGTCAACATGGAAATGGGCACCAAGATCAACGGTCTGGCCGCTAATGGCACATACGCCGCCTTGTCTCGCCAACATCTGATCGTACTCGTCGTTTCCCAAATCATATTTCTTCAATAGAACCAAATTTCGTTGGGAGCGCTTCGCCTCCGGGTGAATCTTTCTCCACGAGAAGGTACGAAGCCTGTTACACTCCTTACAATGTCGCCATCCGCCGCGTTTCTCATTGATCCATGTATTATCTAAAGTATATTCGTGTCCGGCCTTACAGTGCGTTCGCTTAATTTTCATATTTCTCCTTGAAAGAATTGGGGACGTTCAAGGCGTCCCCGCCACTCAGGTAATTAGTCTGGTGGATAAAAATTTATTTCGTTCCGCCCTTGTATGCCGGGTTCGCGGTAGGTTCACCGGGGTAGCATGCGTACTTCGGATTACCCGCACGCTTCTCTCCACACTGATCAAACGGCTTTGCTGGACCTGTGTGAATAGTCGTCATTGGGGCTGTCTTCTGATTAGGCAGAAGATCGTGTTTCTCTGCGGTTTTTGCTTTCGACATAAATTCTCCTTATACTGCTACTGGCGGTGCGCCTGCTGGCGGTCCTGCAGGTGGTGCTCCGGCAGGTGGTGCGCCCGCGTCTTCCCCACCGAGCATAGAAGCGACATGCGCTCCTGCGGCTGCGGCATCCGGGGAAGTGTGTTCTTCCATTTTGTGGTGCTCGGGATGTGTGTGATGATGCTCGTGAATAACCCCGCCCGAATGCGCCTTACGGGATCGAATCTCGTGAACTACTTTCTTGGGCTTCTCTTCAGAGCGGCCCGGAACTAATGCCATAGGGTCCATTTTATTTTCCTCTGCGGTTTTAACCGCTTCGCCTTTATGCAGCTCGTAGATACCCGTCTTAGGAACGTAATCAGTTCCTGTCTTGAAACTGCCTAGCGGCCTAGTCATCTGGTCTACTGGAATTCGTACTTCACCTTTACGATCTCCATACTTCGCGTTCTTGTCAATCTTGTCCGGATTCACTTGAGGCGGGGTCGCCTTCGGAAGAGATGAAGATATATCGCCTGCATCTAGTACTGCACTTGTCTCACGGGCACGTTGGGCCAAACCCGGCCCATCATTCATGATGTCTTGTTGTTTCTGTCTAACAGGCATGCTAACCTTTCGGAGCGATCTCATCCCACATCTTGCGAGCGGTATACTCCATCCCGTGACCGGGATCATATGGGGGATACAGAGTCGTAAATATTTTCTTTGCCCTATTGAAGGGCTGGGGTAACTCACCTATGGATCGCATGAATAACATTGCGGTCGTCGGGCCCCTGCTGTGTCCTGCATTGCAGTGTATCAGTATCTTTTTCCCTTGCGCCCACATCTCTTGCGCGAATTCGATTCCTTTAAGTATCATCTTCTCGGGAATGAATGCAGGGTCGTCTACGTCAATCAGGTTCATCGCAGCGTGATCACCTTCGCGAGCGAACAAATAATCTTTACCTTTAGGTGCGCCCATAGTCGTGTATCCGAGAATCTCTCGGTGACCATCCGGGCCATCTTTTGCAGCGGTCAATCGGGCATACCCACGTTTTTTAGCTTCCGGCACATCTG